TATTAAAGATGAGGTAGTTCAAGCCAATCGTAATATATCATATATGGCACATATAAATCTTAAGAATCCGGGAAATTTGGAAGTAAAAAATATTAATGAAAGCTTGGCACTTCTATGTCCGGTTCTTTCTGAAGAGATTAAAGATAATATTTTGAAATTCAAAGGTGATGAAATTCTAGATGATAAATTTAGAATGAAATCTATACTTGACAACTCATTTGGAAAGGAGAGTGTTGATAGTTTAGAGGAACTTGACTTAATGATAAGGTTTTTCAATACAAAATATCCTACCAATAAATTTCTAATGGTTCCTGATGTTCGTTTAAAAAGCGGTATAGATAATATTGATTTATTTTTAAAGGATATGTTGAGTTTTAGAGTAGCACCTTTTATGTATAGAGAATTTGATTGGAAACCGATAGGTCGTGTTAAGGATTGGAAAGATAGCTATATTCAATCAACCAATCTCTTAAGGACAATTCGGCATAGTACAGCCTATGAATATCTCTTTAATATTATAAATATTCTGATCTGTCATTATTCAACATTTACAGCATCATTTGAAGAATCAAAAAAGTTTGTTTTAGATGTTATAAAGGAATCTGATTATTCTAACAAATTGATACATAACTTGATCAGACAACATGAATCAGAAGTTATTGCATCTGGATCACGATTGAGTAGAGTTGCAAGAGCTCTTTATGTATTCTCTAAAATTGGTATAATTGTTTCAAATGAATATTCAAAATGGTATGAAAGTCAAAACTTCCCAATAGAATACGTATTTGGTGCTGATGGGTCTTGCTTCATTAGAGAAGGTAGTACTTTGATTGAGATTAACAAGAATAAAGGGATAATAATCTATTTAGATCTGCAAAGAAATACTCGATCTCTCTTAAGACCTCTTTGGCTTGCTCAAATGATACTTAGAGGTGAAAGGAAAAATGATGTTTTTTATCCGTATCTTCATTCACTTTTAGGAAAGGGGAGTTTGTTTGTGGAGAGAAAAGTTCGAATTGAGCCAACAGACTTGCTAATAACTTCTGAAGGGTTTAAATCAGGTTATTCAGGAAATTTGAAATGGGATATAGTTCAGGA